CCAGTCCCCACTATGAGAACTACCGCCACTCCAACCAAGCCTTATCTCTCCCTTGTCTCTTTTTCGCTCCACCCTAACATCAGGATAAAAGCCCAAGTCCAAACAATTACTCACTACCGCACTCTTGTCGGCGTACCTGTCCCACAAGGCCGTTAATGTAGGCGTTGGAGAAGTTGCCAAATCACAAGCCTGTAAACACCATAGCAAATTGGTATGCTGAGTTAGGTTGCTGTACCTGTTAAAACCCTCTGTAATACCCGTAACCCACAAGGGTAAACCATTCTGCTCTATCACACTCTTTTGTTTTTCAGGGGCGTTCTTGTAATACTCTGTCTCCTTTACATTGTCCACCTTAACCCAAACGTCCTTGGAACCAAACTCCTTGTAAGCGGTATTACTAGGACTTACTTCTAAAGTATTGTCGTCCCAGTCAAACACCACCACCTTGTCAGGCCAAGACTCTTTGACTGTTTTAATAAACTCGTACGTGTTCAGCCTACCCACTATCACGTCAGAAGCCTCTACAAGCTGCTCTATGTGCTCCTGCCCCACTTTGAGAATGCCACTCTCTGCTATACCCAAACGATTAAGAGCCTCGTTAAATATCTTAACCCTATGGTAACCACAACCTCCGTCATCAGCTGGTAACCACAACACCCTTAACTTACGCATATTATCCTCGGTTAAAATTATATAGTCCTACGATCTACTGTCAAACAATGCTCAAACTCAGTGTCGGTACGCAATACCCTTTTAAGTCGCTCCCCATTCTTGGGGTCCATTATCTCCTCCCCGTACTTGGCTTTAATGCGCTCTACTACTTCCAAGGGAATCGTTGCAATTTGCCTAAACTCTCTGTCCCCACTAAACCCGTCTGTCTTATTTTTCATTTTGGCATTAGCTAAATAAATGCCGTCAGAGTTCTTATAAATCCCACTCGCCATTTCCCTCTTTTGGCGTTGAATGTTCTCTATAAGCCTTCCAACGGCTTCCTTGAATATCGCTTCTTCTCTCTTGTCTTTTGGTGCTAAGTCTTCTAAATTCATAAACCGTATTAACTAAGAGGGGGGAAGTCTCCCTCCCCCCAAATAGGACTAATAAGCAAGTCTGGTCGCTTTACCATTGTACTTCTCAGCATAAGAAGCAAGTGTAAGCTCACCAACAACTGCGAATGTGTCCGCGTCTGCAACCTTGGCTGCCTCTTTCTTGGTAACAGGTCTTAACTGTGGAATCTTCCAAGTTGAAGAATCCAGTACAGCTAACTCGTCATCAGGCATGTGAATGTCTGAAACTACCTGTAATACTCCGAAGTTAGAATCATAAACTGCAATCGCTGAAGTAAACTTCTTGATTGAGTCTACATAACTTCTTGAGTTGTCAAAGAAAGAACTCATTTTGTTCCTCTGTTTAGGAGAAACTAAAATGGTGTCAGGGTCTCCACCAGCAGAGTAAATATCAGCTAACAAACTGTTAAGCTCTATTTCGCTAATACTTCTACCTGTCGCTGTACCAGAAGATACATTGGTGGTTATCCAAGCAAGAATACCTTTAAGTTCTCTTGCTGTGGCCGAAGCACCACTGACTGCACCCGACCCGTTGATTAAGGCCCTTTCAATATCTCTACCCAATTCTTTAAGAGACTTTTCTACCTGCCAAGCATACTCGTCTTTGTAGCCTGCTGGGTCTGACGCTCTCTGGGATTCGGATACCGAACCTACCTTAGCAAAAATCTGAGTGTAGTTTTGACCCCTTGTAGGAGAAGCCAGTGAGCCTGCTGAATAAGTGAATCCCTCCACTTGAGCGTTGGCTGTAGCTGTCGCATAAGAGGCAATTGGCCATTCGTGAAGAACATTCTTTGCCTTCACTTTAGGGAGATTAGAAAACATTGGTGTTTTCATTTGTCCCATTAAGACCAATACATCTGTCAAATCTTCGTGGTTGGTTGCGACATCATAAGTTTGATGTATAGCCATTTTACTAAATTCTAAAATTATAACCCTCGGTTAATCGGGAATGCTAACGTACTTCTTAAGAAACTCGCTTACATTACCCGTTTTCGCTGCGGCTGCTAAATCGGCCTTCCTTTGGTCTGTCTCCTCGTGTACAGGCCTGCCTGGGGCTTCACTGTAAGTACTAGACTTCTGAGACTTGGCTTTACTCTCGGCTAACCTGTCAAGATTCATCATCTTAAAGGCCGTCTCGGGGTCTGTAATTACGTTCCCCTTCTTGTACTGGGTGTCCATGAAGTCCGCTACCTTCTCAGGATCAAACTTCGGACTGCCGTCTTTCCCGTCGTACTTCTTTTCAAGCTGGTCCATTTGACTAACAAACCTCTCCTGCCATTTGTACTCATTAAGTTTTGCCTCTACCAATTGAGCTACTGCGTCTTTGTCCACATAACCCATTGATTCAAGCTCACGCCTTGCGGCTTCCAATTGCTTCTGCCTAGGGTCGTCCACTGGGGATACCACTTGGCTTAATCTATCAGCAATCTCTGCCTTAGCCCGCAACTCGGCCATTTGCTCCTTCATTTCATTGAGCTCAACGACCTTCTCTTGAAACCTCTCGTAAGGGATTCTGCCCTTCTCTGGCTTCTCACCTTCGGTGTTTAACTGCTCCTCAGCAGAAGTATCAGGTGCTGTTTGTTCGACATCGGACGAAGTGTCCACAGTTGCCTCTGTGCTTGTTACGTCCATTTCCTCATTGTCCATAAATATACCCACATTTTAACGAGTTCTGTCTCGCACGGGAATAAAATTATATAAAGAACTCAGGCTTGTGGCCTTTACCCATTATACCACATGGCCTTTGTGTAAGAGGCCCGAGGAAGCCCCCTACCCAAAAACCACAAGTTTACATAGGTATCTCTGGGTCTAAAGGCACCTCCTCAGGAGCCCCTACAAGCCCCTCAGAGCCCTCTAAAGGTGGTTGTCCACCCTCTAAGGCCATTTGTACCTTTAACCCTTCCAGTTTCTCTTCGTCAAGTCGAGTCTGCTCTTCCTCTGGGTCTATGTCATAATTTTCAAGTAATGTCTTTCTACTCAAGTCTCCACCGCCCCTTAACATGGTTAGTATCTCACGTTTACCCTCCTTAGTGTGTGCCACCCCACTGCTTATTCTAACCTTTACCTCTGGATTTCTTGGTATTTGTACAATTTCCATTATCTCGCCCTCTAAATCATAACCCATGACCTCTTGGCCGTCCTTTACAGTCCTGGGTACATTCTCCTCACTAACTTGCCCACTTATAATGCCAAACACTTCACCCCCCTGGGTTCTGAAAGGCTTAGTAATCAATTGGTGGTCGTAGGCCAGGTCTAAAATGTCCTCACCAAGTCGTGCCAAAGTGTCCGCTAAATTGTCTATTAAATCAATTATGTTAGTGTAAGCATTTGCAACCAAAGTATCAAACGCCACCCCTGAAGTAACACCCGTTGGGGCCTTACCCATAAACGCCTCGTGGGCTGCACCAATGTTTTGAATGTACTCCTTAAGGTTGTTTATCTGGTTAAATGGGGTTGCACTCATGGGCTTCATGTCCATTTGGGCCACACTGTGACCTGGCTTATGCCTTAGCACCTGCCCGTTTCGGTTATTGATTATCTTAATGCCTGAATTAGAGTCAGTTATATACTTACCCTTGGAAAAGATTATATTGTACTCAAGTATGGACTTCTCCAAGTAATTAAGCGCCTTGTTAAGCGGTACTAGGTTCTTCACCCAACCCTCGCCATAAAGCTCGTTTAAGGATATATCAGGAAAGTACAGTTCAAACGGCAGTTTCCTAAACTCGGTAATCTCATTCCTTAAAATCTTCCCCTCACACTCAGTGATTACTCTAATCCCGTCCTCTGTAACAAACCAACCCTCATGTAAAAGCAGGTTCTCAGAACTTGTAGAAGACTCACTGTTGCGTGTGTTAATCAATTCCTTGTACATACTCTCGCTCTGTTTGCTGGTTGTACTTAATTCCTTCACCACCTTAGTGTCATAATGCGGGTTCTTTTCTACAATTTCCTTTGGCCTTGATACAACCTTAATCACATACCTAGCATTCTCAATACCTGTGGCATAAGGGTCTATGTAAGTGTCAAACGGATCCAGTACCTGCAACCAAGGCAAGCCCTCCCCATTGTCCGCCTCGGCGTCATAACCATACTGGAATATACCCTGCCCATACAACATACCATAAAGCACCGCCTTTTTAGTTAAGTGCTTAACATGAAGCTTGTCATACACAAACGCCAGGTACTCACCAAGTATCCTAGAAGCATTAGAGTCCAATGTAGCATAAGGCAATGCGTCCACGTCCCAAGTGGGCTGTGTTTTAGTAACCGCCCCCCTAATCGCCCTGCACGTTGCATACACTTGGTTAATGTAAAAATCCATGGGGTCTTTACTGCCAAAGGACAACTTGCCCGTATTCTTGTTATACCTGATACTGTGGTTGCCCTTGTAATAAGAGTTATTAATAAACCACTGTCTTTCAACGTGGGTACTTCGGTAGTTCTTACTCTCCTCAAACTTGGTGTTTAAGTACTCAAGCCAGTACACCTCGTCGTACTTCTCCTTACTCTCACGCTCGGGCTTGCCTATTAAACCCCGCACTGTGTCTTTTAATGCCATGTTCTATTAACTAAAGTTACTCCCTCGGTTCTATAAAAGGTATTTCGTCAACTGGTATCTCTACCTCCTCAGGCTCTTTCTCTTCCTTCTCGTCCTTGTCCACCGCAGTTATAAAATCCCCCAAAGTCTCGCTCTTAATCAACTTGTACAACCCCTCACGCTCCTTTCTGCCCAAAATTAACTGGACTATACAAGTAGCCACCAAGCCACCTACCGCTACAACTGCAATTATCAATATCATTACGTCCATATATAATTATATCACAACTAATATATATCACCCCCGTCCCCTAAAAGGTCACCCTCTTCCACTTCCAAAAAGTCTATTGTGTCTGGCTCGTCCCCTTCCTCTTCCTCTACCAACCTGCCATATATGTCAAGCTCAGGTCTCTCAAACCAGTCTGGCCTACTCATCGATATATACCTGAGACTGTCCAAACTATGATCTTTTACCTTAAATGGCCTATTAGCGTCTTGGTCACTACCCTCCTTAACCTCTCTCCACCTGTACTCGCTTATTTCCTCCCTTAACTTCTCGCAACGGTTAGTGACGAAGAGTTTATTCTCTTTAATCAGTCTTGTAACCCTACTAATACCTGCTAACACGTCATTGTTACCTTTTACAAGTGGCCAACCCTCTTCAACCAATTGGTCAAAGATACTCATTGTGGAAGTGTTCTCGGTTTTCCTGCTGGCTGGGTCTATTATGTAAGCAGTTATATCGTCACTCTCAAGCCCATTCCTTACAAGCAACGCCCTTATGTTTCTGGATATACCTGGGGCGTCCAACTGAACGTCCTGTACCTCGTCTAGCACCCATAGGTTGTGCTTGGTGTCCTCCTTAGCTAAAAGTATCGCAGTTGGATTAGTCCAACCTATATCAATACCAATAAAGAATATGTCCTGTAAATCTTTCTTGGGATAGCTCTTAATATGCCTTTCGAACTCAAAGTCAGGATATATCAAACCTACAAAGTCCTCAAACAACGCCAAATACTCTTGGTTAAATATAGGGGTTGGGGTAGTAGCCTTCTGGTATTCTATCTGTTGCTTAGTCCAAAAGGGTGAATCATACACGGTGTACCTGTACGAAGCATAACCGTCTTCCCCCGCTACACCCTTGTCATACAACTTAGAAAACAACCCCTTACCCTTGGGTGTACCAATCACCTTGGTCTGGTTTTTACTATCCTTTATCATTGCACCCAACGTGTTGTACCAAAGGCTCTCCTTTTTAAGTATATGGCCTGCCTCATTAAGTACTGCCCTCTTGTAGTTAAACCCCTCTAAGTTCTCAGGCTTTTGTGCCGACCCAAAGTCTATACCACCCCTAGGAAGCTCTAGCACCTTCTTTTGCTCATTCCACTTCACGTACTTAATCACTGGGGAAAGTATGGGTAAAAATACCCTCTTGACGTACTTGTCTATATTGCCATGCACTGTATCCACCCACAAGGTCTGCTCCCCTAACTCTAAGGTCTGCTCTATCAACCACTGGGCTGTATTGTAAGTCTTGCCCGTCTGTCTACCCGCTGGTATTACCGTTACATGGGAAGTGTCCTTTAGGGCTGGAAGTATAAACCCAGGGTACCTGAATTCTAAATCAATCTTCTTCTTCATCAATAACCCCCGTCTTAACCGTTATCTCAATGCCTGTACCCGCCTCTATCTCGGTAGCCTGCTTAGGATTACCTATCAACTGACTAATGATGTACTTATTAATATCAACCCGCACCCTATCGTCCTCTGTAGTGTCCCTTAGGTGAATTAAGTCCTTCATAGCTTTCTCTAACTCCCCGTTATCCTCACAGTACAACCTAAAGAACTCACGATCTATACCATTAGCATACATCTTGTTCTCTCTCGCCTCTACTTGTTTTGTAATTTCTTTTGCCATTGTACGAACTACAGGTTAACTAATCCATTATACCATTACACCACTTTCACCGTCCTCACAGTCTATCTTGTCATCCAACAGTACCAACTGGCCTCTGTTCTTGTAGTCGCTTCTAATGTCATATATCTCGTCCCACATATCAAAGAACCAGTCCCCCTCTATCAAGCCCGTTGTAAATATACGCTTACTCACAACCAAGCACTCATTAAACTCACACACAGGTATACTAAAGCCCTTCCAGTATTTAAGCATAATCCCGTTGTAGTCCTTGTTAGCATAATACATAAGCACAGGCCCTACCGCCAGTTCCGCCCATTTGTCTGGGTACACAGAATGCCATAAAAGGTACGCCGCTATCCCCTCACTACTGGTACTGAATCTAGCCTCTGTCTTGTTCATGACTCCAACTCCTTTAACTTCTCCTCCATGTCCGCCAAAGTCCATTTTGCTATCTCGTTCTGGTGACAAGTCAACCACTGGAAGTCCTCCCAACGCTTGTCCTCCATCCAGAAATGCCCAAAAATGGGGTTCTTGTGAAAAGAGTCGTTCTTAAATAAATGACAACCTGCACAAACACAAATCCCGTTCGCCACTTCCCACCTTAACCTGCGATTACTCCTGGAAACATAATGATGTGAATTAAGAGACTCCCTTTTCCCACATACCTCACACTTGTTACCAGCACGCTCTTTAACCGCCCTGCTCCACGCCGTATCTAACTTCTTAATGAGTGTTTTTTTGCTAACTTTATGGGGCATTTGTATATTTATAAAGTTATTAAATAATCTACTACATTTTACTACC